TAAAGACCTTGAATCTATTATGAAGTTATTGGAACAAAATGCCCAAACAGACTCACTAATAATCGCGAATAAAGACCTTTCGATTGAAGTATTGAAAGAACGTTCAGAAATATTAGAAAAAAAGGTAAAACTTGTGAAACCCAGTTGGTATGAGAATAAATGGTTATATTTCACTTATGGAGTGATTATGACCGCGACTTCTGTAAATCTTGCTGGTCAAATCGTTAACTAATGTCTACTAATCCAACACCATTAAAAGATGTAATCAAATCTGAATATGTGAAGTGTGCTAAAGATCCTGCATATTTTATGAAAAAGTATTGTATGATTCAACATCCAATTAAGGGAAAAATACCATTTAGTCTATATGATTTCCAAGAATCTACTGTAAATGATCTTCAAAATAATAGATTCAATATTATATTAAAGGCCAGACAACTTGGTATATCAACTGTTACTGCTGGATATAGTTTGTGGATGATGACATTCTATCAAGATAAAAATGTTCTTGTGATTGCCACAAAACAAGATGTTGCAAAGAATTTAGTAACAAAAATTCGTGTGATGCATGCAAACTTACCGAGTTGGTTGAAACAGAAATGTGTTGAGGATAATAAGTTGAATCTTCGGTATGTTAATGGTTCTCAAGTTAAGGCAGTATCATCAGGACCCGAAGCAGCTCGTTCAGAAGCTCTATCTTTGTTGATATTAGATGAGGCAGCATTCATCGATAAGATTGATGATATATGGACTGCAGCTCAACAAACATTAACGACTGGTGGTAGTTGTATTGCACTTTCAACACCAAATGGTGTTGGTAATTGGTTTCACAAAACTTGGGTAGAGGCCGAAGAGGGTAGAGGAGTATTTAACTTTATCAAACTTCATTGGACTGTACATCCTGATAGAGACCAATCTTGGAGAGATGAACAAGATAACTTATTGGGTATACAGAGTGCAGCACAAGAATGTGATTGTGACTTTATCACCTCTGGTACTTCAGTTATTGATGCACAAATTTTAGAAGAATGTAAAACCAAAACGGTTAAGGATCCTGTAGAAAAACGAGGAGCGGATAGTAACTTGTGGATATGGGAACCACCAAACTACTCAAAAAATTATGTGGTATGTGCTGACGTTGGACGTGGTGACTCAGCAGACTATTCTGCATTCCATGTTATTGATATAGAGAATGTAGAACAAGTTGCAGAATATAAAGGTAGAATACCTACAAAAGATTTTGGTAATATGTTAGTGAGCATTTCAACAGAATATAATGATGCCTTACTAATTATAGAAAACAATAATATTGGTTGGGCAACCATCCAACAAGTGATAGATAGGGATTATCCTAATCTATTTTACACGAGTAAAGATTTACAATACATCGATGTACAACATCAGATGAACAATCGATATAGGTCTCAAGATAAAAAAATGGTGGCTGGATTCAGTACCACTATGAAAACTCGACCTTTGATTATTGCAAAGTTAGAGGAATATTTTAGAGATAATTCTGTATTGGTTCGTAGTAATCGATTGATTGATGAACTCTTTACTTTTATTTATTTAAATAACAGAGCAGAAGCCATGAGGGGATATAATGATGACCTCGTGATGTCTTTTGCAATTGGACTTTGGGTTCGTGATACTGCATTAAGATTACGAACTGAGGGAATTGAGTTAACTAAAAAAACTCTTGATAGGATGATGGATGTTGATGGTGTTTATAAACCCGAAGAAAATAAATCTGATTATTGGGATATGGAAGTTAACAAAGAAAGAGAGTCAATAGAGTGGCTCTTATAAGTGAGGTAAAAAATGGCTGATAAAACATTATTTGGTCGGTTAAGTCGATTGTTTAGTACTAACGTTATAGTTAGAAACGTTGGTGGTAAAAAATTAAAAATTGCTGATACAGATAAATTACAACATGGTGTGAGAAGTCACCTTGTGGATAGATATTCAAAAATGCATAGTGGATTGGACTTAATAAGTTCAGGATATTCTACTGTACATCAAGTTATGGCTGCAAGACTTGGGTTATTTAAGGATTACGAAACAATGGATTCTGATTCTATTATATCAAGTGCTCTTGACATTTATTCAGATGAATCTACTATGAAAAATCCATACGGACAAGTTTTGGAAATTCAAAGTGATAATGATAACATCAAATCAATATTACATAATTTATTTTATGATATTATGAATATTGAATTCAATCTCTGGCCTTGGGTAAGGAATTTAACTAAGTATGGTGATTTCTTTTTACATTTAGATATAAGTGATAAGTACGGAATTACAAACGTCATACCTCTTTCTCCATACGAAGTCATTCGAGCTGAGGGAGAAGATCCTGAAAATCCATACTATACTAAATTTTATTTAGAAACGATGGAATCAACACATCCATACTTACATAGGGCTCAATCTGGTGTAGGTAAAGTTGAGTTTGAAAACTTTCAAATTGCACACTTTAGATTATCAAGTGATAGTAATCTTTTACCTTATGGTAAATCAATGTTAGAGGGAGCTAGAAAAGTTTGGAAACAAGTTACCTTAATGGAAGACGCTATGTTAATACATCGTGTAATGAGAGCACCAGAAAAGAGAGTGTTTAAAGTTGATATTGGAAACATACCACCAAACGAAGTTGATAATTACATGCAAAGAATCATCAACAAAATGAAAAAGACACCTTTCATTGATGATAAAACAGGTGATTATAACTTGAAGTTCAACATACAGAATTTAACAGAAGATTTCTTTATGCCAGTTCGAGGTGGAGATAGTGGAACATCAGTTGAGTCATTACCAGGAATGCAATATGAAACTACAGATGACTTAGAGTATTTGAAAAATAGATTGTTGGCAGCACTTCGTGTTCCAAAGGCATTCTTAGGATATGAGGAATCACTTGGTAGTAAAGCAACATTGGCAGCTGAAGATGTTAGATTCGCTCGTACCATTGAAAGAATACAGAGAATTATAACAAGTGAATTAACAAAGATTGCAGTTGTTCATTTATATTCACAAGGATTTACTGATGAAGAGTTGGTAAACTTTGAATTAGGTTTAACAAATCCATCTACAATCTATGAACAAGAGAAGATTGAATTGTGGAGTAGTAAGGTTAATTTAGCTCGTGATGTAAAAGATAATACTTTAATGTCTGCAGATTGGATTTATAAAAATGTTTTTAATTTTACAAACGACCAAGTTAAAGATATTGAAGATGGAATTGTAAAAGACCAAAAACAAAAGTTTAGATATTCTCAGATTGAACAAGAGGGTAATGATCCTGTTAAGAGTGGGGATGTAGTTGGTACACCAAGTGATTTGGCAGCAATTGGTACTTCTGGTGACGAGGGAGCTCCTGATTCACCAGATGCAGTTGGTTCTGTATTCGACCAAGAGAATATGGGAAGACCTAAAGAAGTACCAAGTTATTCCAAAGATGGAAGTGCTAGAGGTAGAGATCCTTTAGGTAAGGTTAAACCACAACTAGCATTGTCTCACTATGATTCTTTGAAACAATCAGGATTAAAGTCTAATTCTGTCAAAGAGATACTTAAAGAGACAAATGAATCAGAAGAAATATCTAATGAATATGATGAATTTGTTAAAAAAGATTAACATAATAAATGTATAATTATTTGAAGTTTTTATATTTATATATGTACGAAAACTATACAGTTAATGGAGCGATTGATGTCCTATAATAAAAAGCATAACAAAATAAAGAATACGGGTATTCTTTTTGAATTACTTACTCGACAAATCACGGTAGATGTGTTGAACAACGAAAAAGACAGTTCTTCTATAAAAATTTTAAAAGAATTTTTCAATGCAAACACAGAATTGGGTAAGGAGAATGAACTTTATAAGATTTTAACAGAAAAGAAATATAAAAGTTCTAAACACTCAGAGATATTGATTGAGGCTGTCATTAAAAATCGCAGAAAATTATCAAATCGTAGACTACGAAATGAAAAATATAATTTAATCAAAGAAATTAAACGTAGTTACGATACAAAAGATTTTTTCAATACTAAACTACCACACTATAAAGTCTTGGCATCAATTTATAATATATTTGAAGGTGAATCTGCTCGTGAAAGCTACGGGCCAGTAATTGAGACTGATAGTAAAGTAGTTGTAATGGAAAATATCACAAATCAATCGTCAAACAAGTCAAAAAATCTATCAGAAAAGTCTTACAAATCATACGAAACACAAGAGGAAGACATTAGACTTTTGACATATCAACTATTAGTTGATAAATTCAATAAAAAATATAGTAATCTAAATGAATCACAAAGAAATTTGTTAAGAGAATACATTAACAATTTATCAAACACTAATTCTCTCAGAGAATTCATAGATGCTGAAGTTATGAAAGTTAGAAAAGTTTTATCAAATCACTTAAATAGGGTTGATGATAAAATAACGAAAATTAAACTGACCGAAGCAATTGCTCATACAGATAATGCTACAAGTGGGAAACGTGTAAAAGATTCTCACGTTGTATCTTTAATGAGATATTATGAATTAGTGAAGGAATTAGAAAATGTCCACGAAAATAAGTAAAAAAGCCTTTAAGGAGTTATTACAAAAGCTCATTCAGCGTGAAATAGATGAAGTTTCAACAACTGCAACTGCGGGTGGTGAATATGATACACCAAATGCATTTAGTGGTAAAGGTAAAGATAGAAGAAATTCTGTTGCAAGTGGTAGTGGATTTGAAAAAGTAAATGAAAGTGGTATTATGTATCGTGCTGGTGTGAAGAAATATGGAAAAGAAGGAATGACTAAAATTCAACAAGCTGCTGGCAAGAAAGCATCTCACGCCGAAATAGGTAAAATTAAAGACAAATATGATAAAACAAGGAAAGAAACGGCTGAAGTGACTGAAGATGCTAAAGACGTAGCTAAAGCAAAAAAAATTACACGTGATTTAGAAAAAATTGAAGGTAAATATCGTAAATCCATGTATGATTTATCCGATAGATTACAGGCAGATCCTAAAAATCATAAGTTACAAGATGACTTGGTAAGATCATATACAAAGAATGTAACATCTTTCATGAGAGATATGATTAAAATAACTAAAAGGATGAAATAATGAGAGAACTTATAGTCGATTATATTCCATTTGAAGTATCACCACAACAAATAACCGAGGCCATGAAAGAAAACAATGGTAAGTTAGTTGTTAAGGGTGTATTACAAAGAGCAGATGCGAAGAATCAAAATGGAAGAGTATATCCAATGGAGATTCTACAACGAGAAGCAAAGAATTATGATGAGGGATTCATCAAACAATCCCGCGCTATGGGTGAACTTGACCATCCAGATTCATCAGTTGTGAATTTACAAAATGTATCACACAATGTAACTGAAATGCATTTCGAAGGTGAGAATTTGTTAGGAACGGTAGAGATTTTAACTACACCAAGTGGAAATATTTTAAGAGAATTATTTAAGAATGGTATCAAATTAGGTATCTCTTCAAGAGGTATGGGTTCAGTAGAAACCGTAAATGAAGATGATGGTGGACAGGCAATGAAAGTTGGTGATGACTTCGAATTGATAGCATTTGATTTCGTTTCAAACCCATCAACACATGGTGCATTTATGCATCCTTTAACTGAGGGTGTTGATAAAAAACAAGGTAGAACTTGTGGTACTTATTGTAAGGCAGAAGATTTAATTAATAAAATCATTCG